GTTTTCCTTTGTTGAGGATTTGCGCCAATTTCATGGCGTCAACGCTGCCGCTACCCTCATCCAAAGCGGCTTGCACGGTGTATGACTTGGCAATTTGGCGACGAGCATTATCAAACTGCTGCGCAAGGTTGCCTTGTCCAGCGTTTCTTAATTGCCGGAAAATCATTTCTTCAAGTGCTTCAGCCGCTTCTCGTTGCGCTCGGCCTAATGCCTTTCTTGTCGGCTCGTCTAAAGACGCAAGATTATCAGCCGCTTCATTGCGTAACTGTTTTAAATATTCCATGCCTGAATTCGTGTCAAATTCAGGAACATCAAGCGAATCCACTAAATCTTTAATTTCTTTTGACGCGGCTACGTTGGCTTTTGGGAAATCTTCCCTAATTTTCTCAATGTTTGCCCTTATGCCTTGCAAACTTGCTTTGTAATCGTCATCTGTTGCAATTCGGCCAGCCGATTTCACCATGTCATACACTTGGCCCGCTTCATCGCGCACTTGCTCAAGCGTATCTCGCGTAATTTCTCGGGTTTCTGGCAATCCAAGGGTACGATTGGCAAGTTTATTGGTGACTTGCTGGTTGGTTGCGCGGGCAGTCTGCTCGGTGGCTTGTTTGCCGCCGATGCTTTCTAACGCAATGTTGCGAATGTTTGGCTTGATTGTGGCGGGAGGCACTACATAGCCCTCTCGCTGACCAATATCAAATGTGCGCTGTTGACGAGTTAAATCAGGCTGAAAGTTTGCCGGTGCAGGCCGAGAAATAGTCGGCATGGGGACTTTTCCACCAGCAATGGCGCTTCCAAGAAATTGATTGACGTTTTCAACCGCTCCTTGCGGTTCTGGCAAACCTATTTGTGTCATCAAGTTTTGCGTGGCTTGAGTCGGCATTTGCTCGTTAGAGCCGGTCAAATAGTTGTACCCAGACATAGCCGCATCAGCAGCCATACCCGGCAACGCGGTGACGCCTGTAACAGCCGATCTTGCAGCCAACCCTAACTGCCTTGGTAATTGGCTCGGCAATCCGGCAATTTCGGATTGAACATAGCCTTTTGCTTGTCGCAAACGCTTACGAAGCGCCTTTAACAAGTCATCGTTATCCTCTGGAGAACCGCCAATAGGCTCGCTTTGTTCGCGCCAACCCATTACTTCTTCCTCATTATTTTGCCGTCAGGCGTAATAAACAAATCGCCGCTCTCTAACTTTTCAAACGCGGGGTCATTGTCGCCTTGCAAACGCGGGATACGCACACTTGCAAACGGATCGGACACAATATCCTCTGGATTTAAACCGGAACGTCCTGCTATTGCCGTGTATCGGTCAATCGTTTGCTGAACATTCGGAATTTGGCTCTCAACCAAACCATAAGCTGATTGCAAGAAATCCTGACGTTGATCTCGCGTCAAGCGTTCACCGCTTACAACCTTGTTATATATGTTGCGAACGGTAGCATCTATGCCGCCCGCGTTTTGAGCGTTAGCAAACTCACCCTCTCGCACCGTAGATGCAGGGTCAAGTGCGCGCATATATCCGAAAATCAATGACAAGTCATTTGCTGCGCTTGGGTTAAGTGCGGCAGATTTAATTTTCTGGAACGCATCTGCAACACCGCGATATTGAGTGGTTTGCCCAGTAAATTCCTTACGCAAACCTTCAGCAGTTTCTTTAGAGCCGCCGCCAGCAGACGGCGCAACGCCTTTCGTTCGCGTTTGCACACTTCCGTCGCTGTAATGCAACTCAACCACGTTACCCAAATCAACTTCTTTAACAATGGTCTTGGGCTTAACGGGCGCTTCCTTTTCTTTTACCTTGCCAATGTCTCCGGTACGTTGTGCTTCAGCAAGACTTTCTGGCGTAAATTTGCTTGCATCAAGGTCAGCAATTTTGACTTCCCTTGGTTTGGGCATCGTCGCCTCATACTGCGACATCGCAAACTGCTGCACCATCGGATTGCTGCTTTCAAATCCTTCCAATGCTCGCGCACGTTTTTGCGCTGCCGTCAGCGGGCCGCCAACTTGCATCTGCATCGGCTGGCTAAAGTCAGGCTGACCGTCTGCCCCCATCACAGGCATCAAACGCTGATTCGGCGCTGCAACGGCGCTAGGCTGTGCGTATTCGGTGCTGCGGAACCCCGGCTGACCATACGGCACAGCAGGGCCACCGCCCGGCTCCGTGTTGATCATCGGCATCGGCGCTTCCATCGCGGCAAGTTGCGCCATGTTGACGTTGCGCTGCTCGGGTTCAAACGAACGGATGTAATCAGCAAATTCGGTGCGGCCTGCCTTTTCTGCTTCAGCCTTGGCTTCTTCTGCCTGCCGACCCGCACGGGCGGTCATAAAGCTCTGCAATGCTTTGACAAGCGGCGCGGCTTTCGGGATCGGCGCTGCGTTGCCTTCCATCGGCTCGTACTGCTGCTGTGCGAGGGCTTCGGCCAACATCGCACGGCGACGGGCTTCCTCTAACTGACGCTCGTATTCAGTCGGTGCGCGGAAGGTTTGCGTGTACTTAACCGGCATTTTCAAAGTCCCCTCTGTAGGCTCCTCCCTGCGGCGTCGTCATGCCGGGAGAAGCAGGCATACGCGGGCGCATCGGGCGTCCACCGATCTGCGGCGACATACCTTGCGGGCGACCCATGCCGCCCATCATGCCGGGCGTGCCGGTGATGCCGGGTTGCGGCGACGTTTGCGGGCCGTTAAAGGTCATGTTTTGCGGCGGCACGCCGGGAGCGGCATTAGGCGTTGGCTGGCCGTAGGCAAGGCCGGGAACCTGACGCATTGCCATGTCGCGCTGACCCGGCGGGGCTGACAAGGAACGGTTACGCTCCTGCATCGCCATTATCTGGGCCAACTGTTGCGGTCTACGATCTGGTGTAAATCCGTTCATAGTTTATTTCCCGAATAAGCCGCCCATGAGGCCAAGCGGGCCGCCTGCGGCAGAGCCTGCGATACCCGCAATGCTGCCAAGCAGCCCCATATTTGCGTTGTATGCGCCAACTTGGTTTTGATAGTTGCGTTGTGCGAAATCGCCTTGTGCTTGACCCGCTTGGAATATCGGAGCAGGAGCCACGCTGACGCCGCTGTAGCCTTGGAACTGCGGCACGTTGACCTGACCACCTGATAACAACGCGCTGATTTCGTTGACCGGGATGCTGCGGATTGCGGCCTGTTGAGCAAGGGCTTGCTGCACAGCGGTGTTGTAGAACTGCTGATTGGCAATGTTTTGCTGGAACTGTTGCTGTTGTGCGGCGTTCTGTGCGGCAAGGCGTTGATAATCTTGCCCGACGTTTTGCGCCAACGCGGCGTTGGCCGCTGACTGCAAGTCCATCGCTTGACCAAACCGCTGTTGTTGAGCGGCATTGGCAGCAGCCTGACGAGCCAACTCCTGTTGAAATGCTTGGCCTTGCGCTTGGTTATAGAACTGTTGCGCTTCTTGCGATTGACCGGCTTGTTGAGCCTGACGAGCAAGATTGGCTTGATAAGCCTGCAACTGCTGTTGGAAGTTTTGCCCAGCGGCTTGATTTCCAATCTGCTGTTGCGCGAGTTGCTGGTTAAAGATTTGTTGATATGCCTGATTAAGCGCCGCTTGTTGCGCCAAATCGCGCTCGTAATTTTGCGCGATGGCTTCGTTACGCATTTGCTGGGCTTGTTGACCCATGCCAAATTGCTGCAACAACGCCTCACGGTTGAATTGCTCAACACCCATGCGCTGCTGATAGTTTTGTGCAGCGGCTTGGTTGATTGCATCTTGAATGGTCTTTGCTTGACCAAAATTTTGTGCAATCGCTTGATTTTGCAATTGCTGCGCTTGTTGGCCCGCGCCGAACTGTGCCAACGCAGCTTGTTGGTTGAATTCCCCGCCCGTTAACGCTTGTTGGAACGCTTGTTGTTGTGCGGCATTCTGCGCAGCACGAACGTCTAACGTTTGCCCAATGTTTTGCTGAATGGCTTGGTTTTGAGCCTGCTGCGCGGCCTGCTGCATTGCAAACTGCTGACCCGTCAAACCAGCAGCGGCTTCGGCTCCGGTGACAGCCTGTCCAAACCGTTGCGCTTGAGCGGCGCGTTGCGCTTCCTCGGCTGCCAACTGGTTTTGCAGGTTTTGCTGCATTGCCTGATTCTGCATTTGCTGCGAGGCTTGGCCTTGAGCAAAGTTTTGGGCGATAGCGCGGTTGATCGCATCCTGCGCGGCTTGTCCTGTTTGGAACGATGCCAGTTGTGCCTCTTGCCCGAATTCGCCAGCGGCGAGACGTTGGGCAAACTGCTGTGCTTGTGCTTCGTTGGCAAACTGACCCGATTGCAACGCCATTTGCGTGTTTTGCGCGATGGCTTGGTTGCGAGCCTGCTCGGATTGCATCCCTGCGCCAAACCGCGCAAGTTCTGCTTCCTGACCGAACTGTGCGCCTGCCAAACGCTGTTGAAACGCCTGTTGTTGCGCTTGGTTTTGCGCCGCTTGCGTGGCGAGCGATCCTTGCAAGTTTTGTTGCAAGCCAAGATTGAACAGCCCGGCCTGTTCCATGCCCGCACCAAAGCCCGAGAGAGCGGCTTGGTTGGCAAACATAGCGCGGGATTGTTGTTCGGCAAACCCTTGCTGACGCGCTGCTTGGTCAAGGCTAATGCCTTGCGCGGCGGCTTGTAACAGAAGGTCGTTTTCCTTCTGCATTTGCGCCGACATGGCAGCGTTGTACGCTTCGCCACCCGGTCGCAAGCCTTGGTTGATTAGTTGCGTTTGAAGTTGCTGACGCTCGCCCTGCAATTGCGGCGACAACCGCGACAAAATCGCTTGCTGTGCCGTCATGCCTGCGTTGATCGGGCCTTGTGCAATGCCTGACAGGTCAATCTGACCTTGCAACTGCGGGCCTTGAACAAATTGCTGGGCGTAACCGAACTGACCTTGTTGCGGGCCAGCGGCAGGGCCGCCAATGCCGGTCAAATCAAGGCCGCGCAACTGCGGGCCTGCGACCGTGCCGCCTTGCGCTTGACCAAACTGACTGATGCCGCCTTGAACGCCTTGGATGCCGCTAGTATCAAGACCTTGCAGGTTTAATCCTTGCGGGCCGCCCTGCGCCAAGCCAAATAAACCGCCTGCTGGGCCGCCTTGAGCGTAGCCAAATGCACCGCCGCCCGTTCCCTCTGCAACGCCGCCAACGCCGCCTAATTCAACACCACGGATCGTCGGCGCGGCAGGGCCGCCCTGTGCGAATCCAAACGTGCCTTCGCCCGGAATAAATGTTTGCACTCCCGGGCCGTAATACTGCAACCCACCTAATGTTGGTGCGGCGGGGCCGCCTTGCGGCACACCGTAAGCGTGAACCGTTAAAAAATTACCGGCTTGTTGAAGTTCGGCAGGGTTGAGTTGGCGTAACTGCTCTGCTAACGGGCCGCCTTGAGACAGGCCATAATATGTGGATTCTCGGGGAGAAACCGCGCCTTGGATGCTGCCCAAGCCGCTTGCTTGCTGACCTGCTCCAATCTGACCCGGCAATCCTTCAATGCTGTAAAACGCATTTGGCGTGTAACTGCCGGTCGGCGCTCCTGCAACGGTGCCGCCTACGCCGGGAGCTAAAACTTGTGCATCGCCTCGGGACGGCAAATAAGTACCCGGTGCCGCAATTTGTCCAGCGTCTCGGACGTTGTATTGCAGGCCGGGGATATTGTTAGCGTTAAAAGCCGACGCAATGCCAAGGTTCCCAAGACCGCCAGCAGCGCCAGCGGCAGCCTCTGACATTCGGCGCTGCGCTAATTCTTGTGCGCGAAGTGCCGCCTCGGCTTCGGGATTAATGGTTTGCCGAACGGTCGGCTGCTCAATAAACGTCGTGAACTGATCTTGGTTAGGAGCTTCGCCAGCGTATTCGGGGCCGTACTGGGCGATGCGATCCTGATAAGCCTGCAACGCTTTGTTGTAAGCGTCGGTGTCAACCGTGGGCGTCTTTTGCCAAGTAACCGTCTGCGACCCGGTGGGGCCGTAGATGTTTGGATTGGACATATAGGCCGATTGCTTGGCGGCTGCCAAGTTGGCCTCACCCTGCTTGATCGCAAGGGTGGTGTAATCAGGTGCTGGCGGCGGCGCTGGTGATTTTTTGCCCATACCTCGGCTCCAAGAAACGACACTTGTCAGGTGTCTGCGTCATAAAAACAATGTCTCCGTCAGGTGCGCCGTCTTTAATACGCGCTTCCTCCGAAAACCCCATTTTCGTGACCAGTTTCAGCGCGCGGGTATGCTTGCTGGAAATCGGCCCTATTATCTTATCAACATTACAGACGTTATAGGGATAATCGTACACAGCGGCTAGGTATGCCGGTGTGACTTGATCCCAAGTGATGTGGCAAACGACCGATCTGCCGTTCCACATCTCATAAACCGTACCGGCAACCAACTCACCGTCTTTTTCAAGGCCAATGGCAACTGAACGGTCAGCGTTATAGCCGCCGTCCGTGCGCGACATGACCCAATGGCCCACATGGGGGCCGTTTACGATGCGCCAGCCCATCCGAGTTGATACACAACGTCCGTTGATGCCCATTCCAAGGAGACGTTCTTGCTAGTGCTGTTGAAAACCAACCCACCGCAATACCCGATGCCTTGGATACCTACAAAGTTGTTTGTGATGATGAGGTCAGCACCCCACACCGCCTGATTCCATAAGCCAACGCCCCATAAACCGTATTGCGTCGTCACAAACGACAGCGCGCCAAGGTCGGCGTTGGTCTGGAAGTCCACGTTCATGCCGATGTTGATGGTCGGCTGACCGTTGCTGTAAATAGTCGGGCGGCCACGGGTGAAATACTTAACCACACCTCGCGTTTCAAAGTAGTTGAACGCCTGTAGCGCCTGCGTGTTGATGGCGATACCATCATCATTAAAGCCCGTTGCGCCCGATCCGGTCGTCCAGCACTCGGCAACGTAGCCATCACCGCCAAAATACGGCTTATCGTTCAACAAGGCAAAACAATTAGCCGCCCAGCCGGTAAATTTACACCACGCTTTTGTGATGTTATTCATCACAAATTGCTCTTGGTTGCCAACGGCTGTGGGAATGTTGACGATTAAGGCGTTGTTGAGCGGGTTATAAAGCAATGCCCAACCAAAACTGCTCTTGTACTGTCGTGCCGCCGCTGCAAACGCGCCTTGAATCTTATCTGACAGCGATACTTGCGGGTCTAGGCGAGACGATTGTAACGCAGAGGCGAACGGGATCAGGCCATCTAACGTCAAAATCAGCAAATCACCGCCGTATTTCTGTAAACAACGACGGGAAATTGGCGCACCGACAATCCACACGCCGATCAGCGCCCATGTGGAGGCGCTTGAAGGATCGGTGCCGCGATATACGATGACTTCGCCCTGATCGGTGATGAAAACAAGGTTGTCGTCAACGCCGTAGCCTGCGTCAATCGTCCATGACGCCATCGCAATAAGCGTTCCACCCAAATGCGCGACCGATGAAAGGTCAAGAACCTGCGCTGCGCCGCCCACAGAGGCTGTCGGCAGATACCAAGCCTTGAGCGTGTCTTTTTGGATGAACCACATCCGATTCTTGAACAGCGTCGGCTGCATCAAGCTCGTCGTGGTTACGCCTGTGATGGCGGGCGTGGATGCGCCGTCAATCGGCGTCCATGTCGTACCGTCAAACAGCAGCGGCTTATCCGCGCCGTTAGCAGCGTACAAATACCCGCCGCCTGACGTTGTAATGTTGGTGTATTCCCAGCGGCTGTTAGACAGGCCCGTGACCTTGGCCGCGCCTACCGCTCCCGCTGTCGTGACTTCGTAAATGTTGCCGCCGACAGCAGCAAACATCTTGTCAACCGCAGCGGCGTTGTAAACGAGCAGGCTCTCAATCTGCCCTGTCATGCCGGTGGCGTGTTTAACGTACCCACCGCGCAGCGACACGCTAGACACACCCGGAAACAGGTTGTTTAGCGTAACGGCGTCGGTTGGGGCCATGTTGGCGAGCGAGTCACGGGCGTTCCACCCGCCCACGGGGGCAGGCAGAGATGCGACGTTGTTCGTCGTGCGCTGGATTAGCCGTCTACGGACGGGCGATGCCATTAGTTGTTGCCCGTGCCATAGCCGCTATCGGGGATGTTGTCGTAACCGATCAACACCGTACCCGGTCGCGGGGCAAACGAGAGGTTGGCGGCAGCCGTGTCTTGCGCCACAGCCGTCTCAAACTCCATCAGGTAATCGCGGTAGAGGGCGGTCGTGTCAAAGCCCTTG